TGATCGTAAAATCACCCGCTGTAGGTGATGGAATACAAGAGGCCGCCCATGCCTTTGCGTGATCTGCGGTAAACATGCACGAGAACCCCCGATCAAGATGGTTTTGTAGCGCACGAAACTGCACGGCAAGATCCTCACCTAGTTGCATGCGATCCCGTTGTATGGTCACAAACTCCGCACCACGTGACACGGATCGATATATGCCGCCCGCTTGCGTAATGGCATCAACGGCATCATGTGTGAATACGCTTTGAAGTTCGCCCAGCGCCTCACCCATATCGATCTCAACGAGGTGACGGCCATCCGGCTGTGGATAGTAAAAGAATTTTGCATTGCCCATGTTATCGACCTCCAAAGAGCGGGCTTGTGGATTGTCCAAAGGCGCTGAACCGCTCCTCTATTTTGCGCACAAGGGCATCAACGGCCGATCTTTCCGTGATGGCGCTGTTGATCACAACCGTAACCCCGCCACCGCCTTGCGCTTGCATTGCGCCTTGTGCATCTCTTGCCACGGTTGAGGAGATCTGACCGCTTCGAGGCACAACCATTTCACCTTCATGTAACATCGCAAGTCCTCGATTTGCGCCCGTAAACCGTAAGCCGCCTTGCGCACTTGGCATGCGGCCGCCACCCATAAACGATGGAAACACGCTTGTAAATGCGCCCACGATGAGATCAACAAGGTTTGTAAACGCCTGCTTCAAAGCCTCAAAGATATTTTTTATTGGGTTTTTGAAGAATTCAACAACACCCTTGAGCACGTTGCCGATTGCCTTTGCGAGGTGCGAGGCGATGAGAATGGGCAACTGTATCAAGGCGTTGATAATCATTTTTGCGGCATCGAAAAGAATAGGCGGCAACATCTCCGCAAGGAGCGGCACAAGTACCTTTATCCCTTTTGCGATACCCTCAAACGTTGCACGAAACTCCTCTTTTATCTCTTCGGGATCTTTTTGCCCGAGATCCGACAACGCACCCACAACGCCCGCGATTGCGGATCCGACAACGCCAAATTGTGCACCAAGGGCACCGATGAGAGCGGAGGGATCAAACGTTGCCCGTACAACCGTCTCAACACCACCCACAACGCCCGCGGCTTGTTGCTGTCTTACCTGCGCCCGCTCTCTTTCTGCGCGCGCCTCTACGGCCTTTTGTGCCTCATCTGTGTTGATCTTTTGTTGCTTTGCAATCTCTTGCAACACCTTGAGGCGCTCTTGCTCCGCTTGATTGATTTTATCAAGGGCTGTGAGCTGATCGCTGTTGGCTTGATCGATGATTTTGCCTACTTGATTTTGCGCCTGTATTTGTTTTGCCAGCGTTTGCCCAAAAGCCTTGCCTATATTCGCAAGCCCCTTGAGCTGTGTCTTTGTGTTCTTGGCGTATATCTTGCCCAACTTCGATGCCCTGACCGCCTCCGCATCGCCTCGCGCTTGCTCAACACGTGCAAGCGCCTCCGTTTTGGCTTGTTGGATTTCTGTGAGGAGCACTTGATCCTTCTTGGATCTGGCAACACGTTCAGCCTCTTCAAATTGCTTTATGATGCCCGCCTCAATCCCGTTGAGGCTATCGATCTCTTTTTGATACTGTGCATTGATCTGCATGAACGGTGCCATGCGTGCAATCTCACTATCTCGCACCTTTGCGGCAAGTGTAGCGCTTTGCGTTTGGAGATCATTGAGGAGTTTTTGCAATTGGGTTTGACGCTCTTTCGCGCGCTTGATGGCCTCCTCTCTTTGTTTTTGTCTTTTGGCTTCGCGTGCGATCTTCTCTTGTAGTTGTGCAAATTCTTCGCTTTGCGCTTGTATTCTTTCTACACCATCAGTGCGAAGTGATAATATTTGTCTTTCAAGTCCTCCGATTTGCGAAAGTGTTTGCTCTTGCTGTTTGTAGGCTTTTGCACCCTCAATGGTAAGTTTCCCATTTCGATCAATAAGATTGCCCGCATCACCCAAAAAGGTAAGGCGATCTTTGATGGCCTTTGCGTTTGATCTTGCCAACTCAAGATCTTTTTGTCTTGTTTTAATTTGCTTCTCAAGTTCATCACGCAGTTTTTGCGCGCCTTGCTCGGCCGCAAAGAATTGCTTTGCCTCAAGCGCCTCGCTCTTGCTCACCTCGCCCGAAAGCTCCGCATACTTGAGACGCAATTCATTGATACCACCCGCACTATCCAAAATGGCATTTTCTGCATTTGCAAAGGCTTGTTGATTCTTCTCAATCTCTGCGGTGTTCTTCTCAAGCGTCTCATTGAGTTTTTTGATGGACTCTTCGTTTGCTCTGACGCTTGCGGTGTATGCTGTATACACCGCAATAGCTGTGATAAGTGTAGCCGTTACACCAATGATGATCGGGTTTCCACTGGCAAGTGATCGACCCAATGCGCGAAATGCGCTCGATGCACCAATGGCAACATCCGCCAATCCGGCAAGTTGCGGGTTCACAAGGTTGGACACCTCGCCCACGGCCTGAAACGATCCCGACAACCCGCGCGCCTGCTTTCGAAGATTCTTCACCTCTTTGCCTGTGCGCTTTGTTTGTTGCTCGGTTTTCTTAAGGCCAGCCTCGGCTTTTTGGGTTTCTACATCTAGTATGTATTCAACGGTTGTGCTCATAATATATCCGCGAGGTCAATGATTGAGATGTTCGGGAACACCATATCCTTTTTGCGCTTGCCCTTTTTGAGTATGCGCTTGATCCGATCTCCTCTTGCCCGCACGCATTGCACACATATGAGAAGATCCGACCATGACAATTTCGCCACCTCACTTGGAAGCATGCCATAAGTACGCCCGATTATATCATACATGTGCACGATCTCCTCATCTTGTGCGAAAGGATTTGAGCTTCTCGCTCGCCTCCTTGTGCCCACTCATGGCACGATCAAGGATGGCTTTGCGATCTTCACTTTTTATCATACCCACCCAAAGGCGGTTTTGCTTTGCGTTTTGCTGATCAACAACGCTCACGAGGTGCAAAGGCTCCCATGTTTTGCCGTTGTCTTTTGAGCATCTGCGCACGCACTTCATAAGCAAACGATCCTCACGCTCTGCAAGGCGCTCCATTTGCTCAGGAGATATGGAAGAAGTCAATTGCAACAGCTCCTCTATGTTATCCATTTCGCCACGCTCAACACGCTCCGCAATGCGTTGCGTTTGCTCGATCTGCTCTTTGCTTTTGCCTTTGAAGATTGCGCCCGCAATGAGCGCGCTTGCAAGGCCTGCGGCCTCGACTTCGGATGGAGACAAGATCCGCCCCTCTATTTTGATCAAGCCGTCAAAAGCCTCGACCTCAAAAGATGCGGATGTAATGATCTCCTCAAGGATATTTTTATCCATCATCACACCTCTTTTTTGTTGTGGTTTTGTTTCTTCGTGCGTTTGCTAGGTAAATCGATCAGAAATTGCGATTTTTGGCATTTTCTTTGTTTTGGCTATACTCATGCACGATCTACATTGAAAAATTGTTGATTTTCTTTTTTAGTTGGATGTTGCGTTTGCGCTGTCGTTTACCATCGTAAACTTGAAGGCGGTTTCTGGTACGCTCACATCGGCCAAGCCAAGAAACGTTACGGTACGCTCGATACGTCCAAAGGATGTTACATCGTCGCTGTAGTCCGTAATCTTTGCATTTCTGAGCAAGAAGGTCATAGAGTCCGCGCCCGCGGTGAAGGTCAAAGATACATCACTTTGATCGCCTGCGAGTTGTGAGTTGTACAGGTTGTTATCAGCAAGATCAAGGGTGCACGTGATCATAACTTCTCGCACGTCGCTGATCTGTGGTTGCCCTGTGAGTTTTGATCCGAGGTTGTTGACGCGCTCAAGCTTGTTGTCAATGGTAAACTCAAAGGATCGCACGGTGTACGTGTTTGAGTTGTATGACAATGTTCCCGCTTGATGGTGAAACACTTGCGCACCATCGCCAAAGGTGGGCGTGATCGCTGTGGTTCGTGCACTTGCTGTCTCTGCAATAAACTCAAAAGATGCACTTGCCTCCGCCCCTGCCTCGCATGAGATCGTCATGGTGGACACCATTGCGCCCTCAAATGTCTCAACGGATCCGGTGCCTCTTTGAAAGCTTATGGTTAGCGAAGGAAGCACGGTTGTTGGCTCAAATACATGCGTGTATGGGTTCGATCCGGTTGTGGCAGGTGTGCCACCAATGGCGGCTTTGAAGAGCTGCCCCATTCCTTTGTAAAACAAAGGCATTTCAACCGATCCGCCTGCCTGCTCAAAGGCATCGAATGTAGACACAGCAAAGGCGGCATCCGATTGTGAGAGGTGCGTTGTACGCTCTCGCTCTTGTGATCTGCCCAACGATACCGATGTCACCCTGTTTGAGATGGCGGGGGTTACGGCTGTTCCATATGTGGTTTCCTCTTCGTATTTGATAAAGGCCGAGCGGCCAAACTGTAAAGCCATGATTTCTCCTATTAGCTAGATGGCAGCTGATCGCGTACCTGTATTAGACATCTTATATCGATCTGTTGGGTTTCCGTTGTAACAATACGACACACAAGGGCATAATCGGTGTTTGCGCTCCCACCTTTTGTGCGCACACGAACATAACCACCGATAAACCTTGATTCACCCTCAGTGTATCTATTTGTATCGTTTGTGCCGCTTGAGTCCAATGAGAAGACATTGATAAAATCAATGGCCTCATACAAAAGACGGCCGTTGTATTTTGCCGCTCTTCCACCCAAAAGATTATCAACCGCAAAGTATACATCGATCTCATCTGTGGAAGCTTTCACAAAGGCGGTTTGTGGCACGGTTGTTGGCGGTCTGAGCAAAGGTTGTGATACCGTAAGCGCGGTAGGGCGTGATAGTTCAATGTGACCACTCAACGCGCTTGCGATGGTTGTTGCCACGGCTAGATCGCTGCTTTGCGTTGGGTTTTGATAATACACAAACACCTGTACAACGCTTTGGCCTTTTGTGTTGTAGGCATCAACCTCAAGCGTGAGCACACGATTTGCGTAGTTTGCGCCCGCCGCACGGGAAAAGTTGAGGAGGTTACCAAAAGGATCCACGACGATCACGTCAAAGAAATCGGATCGTATGTTATCCCAGAATAGATCCCAATCGGATGGAATGGCGATTGTTATATCTTGTGCTGCTTTTACATCTCCAACCGTGCCAACCGCGTCAATTGCTACCGCTTGCCGTTGTTTGAATCCTGTGTCATACCATGTCATATTTAGATCCCTGTATCGCTTTGTGAATACACTTGCACCTCAATATAACCGATGCCCACACCCTCGATCCCATATCGATCTCCATCTTCGGCAACAAAGGCGCATTTTATATCATCAACAATCGAAGATAGGCCGATTTGACGATCCGCACAAAGCGCCTCAACCATATCCTCAACAAGATCCATTGCGCCAATCGTGCGCTCTTCCACGTCACCACCACCAACAAAGGCATACACCTCAAAGATGTTTGTGATGCGGTATCGGCCTAATGATTGCCCGTACTCGCTTGTGGCCTGCACAAAAGACACGCACCCAAAAGGAATATATGGGGGATCGATGATGGCACCCACTTGCACCTTGCTCCGCATATCAAGCCCGCTCTCACCTGCGGTATAATCCACCGCAACAAGCTCCTTGATTTTCTCAATGATTTGCCTTGATCGTGATGCCATTACCTCTCCACAAGAGCAAGGTTGAGGAGGTTGCGCAATTCATCAAGAACTTGATCACGCTCGATCTTTTGCATGGCGCGACCCATAAAGAGGCGAGGCCTCATGCGCTTTGTGCCAAACTCCACAAACCTTGCATAGTTTACGGGCGCGCCTTTTGTGTTTCCACCTGCCACAAGGAGCAAGCGAGGGCGCGCGTTTTTGGTGTCTACAAGCCCCGTGATTGACGACCTCAAACGCCCTGTGCGTACACGAGGGTAATCGGTTGCGTTGCGCTTTGCCTCCGCCTCAGCCTTGAGCGAGAGGGCGCGAAGTTTGGTGAAAAGCGTTTTCACAATTCGTTGATCGGCCTTTCTCATGCGTGTTTGAAATTGTGCAAGAGATATTTGTTTTGGCATCGTGTCACCGCCTCAAAAGATTTTGCGGGGTTCGCGAAATGGCGCAAGGATCTCTTTGACCTCGGGCGGCATATTTTTTGGGCTAATTGAGATTGTGGCCGCTCTTTGCGTGATACTGTCTTTGCCCTGTGTTGCCTTGTTGCGGTGCAATTGAGATGCCCATACGCAAATGCCATGCTCAAGATCGGAGGGTAGGGCGCTATTTGCAAAGCCCGCCTCACAAACCACTTTAATTGCACGGTATCCGCGATCAAAGTAATCGGTTGCGGTTACGGGGTTGAGGATCACCTGCCCCAAATACCGATCAAGGCTGTACGTTGACGCATCGATCAACGTATCCGATCCATATTGGCGATCGATGTCGCTGTGGATTGATGTGATGCTTTGCACAGGCCTCATGGGTAGTTGCAAAACATCGGGATTCTCAAGCGTAGGTGCATCGAGATAAAAGGTGTATGTTGCGGACAACATACGGGGTGAGGAGAGGTTATCAGCCTTTCCCCATCCCATATAGCGTGCGGTTGCGGCTTCCACACGATCCAATAACGCCTCAAGGTCGGTGTTGGCGGTGTCGCCCGTGACCTCAGGAAGATATTGTTTCAATATGGAAACCGTAACCATTGCCATTGTTACACGTCTCTTCTTGGCTCGAATACGAGTACAAGACCGCCATCAAAAGCCATCCCGCTTGATCCGGTTTGATCATAGGTGATCTTGAGTTCGTCAAGATCATCAAAATCAAGGGACTCACCACCCGAAAGGGCGATCTCTTCGCTTGCGCCTGCGGCCATATCGGTCGAATCAAAGGCACGAGATCCAAGATCATCGGATCCGTTTTGGAGTTTGATGGTGAGATAATCGGATCCGCTTGCGGTCACGGCTGCATCAGCAACAAGGCGCGCCTCTTTGAGGGTAACCTTACGAAAGCATGGCATATACTCTGCGGTATCGCTTGCGCTTGCGCTTACATCAAGTTTTTTGTATAGTACGAATTGCATTTTTAAGCTCCTTAGCTGATTGCCATGTTGTAACCAAACGCAACATTTTTGGTTGCATCAAGGTCAAGAGTATCAAATGTGCTTCTCATGGTTGCAACGATCTCGGTTGCACCCACATCGATCTTGCGGTCGGTTTCCACAAGGATTCCTCGACGCTCGAAGATATACCAAGAAGGAGCGTGTGCCATCAAGATGCCCGTTTTGTTTTGAGATCCAGATCCAAGAAACTTGCCGTTGCTTTCAAGATCCGCAGAAAGGAAGCGGCTCATGATGATTGGCATGCCCATGATGTTTGCAATTTGACCGCTCAATACGGTTGCAAACTGCCCGAATACGTCAATTGTCTTTACTTCTGTAAGCTCAAGGAGGTTGGCAAGAACAGCTTCTGGAGATGCGAACATAACCACGTTTTGAAGTCCAAGTTCACCCATTTGCGCCTTGAGGCCAAGAAGGTTGGCAAAGTTGAATGTAGCAAGAGAGGCGGTTGCACCACGATCAAACGCTTGTCGACGCATACCTTTGAAAGCACGTCTATGATCAGCGCTTCCACCAAGAGCAGGCGTTGATCCCCATCTTGATCGGATGTTCCAATTGGCAATATCATCTTGATGTGTTGCGCTTGAGTCACCATTGATAAGGGCATCTTCCATCGCATCGGCAAGATCCATAGAGATTTGACGTTGCAACGCAGGTACAACCGCGATCGCGCTATCTTCTTGCGCTGCATCGTCGATGAGGTAACGACCCGCAAGCCCGCTCACGGTCACGCTCTTTTGTGAGGTTGTCACGGTTGAGGCTGTGTATTGGGATGGGTTGTCGGTGGTGATTTTTCCCTTGAGATAAGGCCTTCCACCGCGCTCAAGCCTAGGGATGAGAATGGTGCTCCTTTCTACACTTTGCTTTTGGAGGTTATCCGCAACAACGCGGGGCAATTGGCTTTGCTCTTCGATGTTGAAATAGAGGTTTGCAGCAAACTGATCGGGGATCCACTCTGCGCCAACACCTGCAGAATCATTAAAGGCTTTTGTGATAGCGGGGCGCATGAAAGAGGGTGCCTTTTGTAGGTGCTTCCACAAACGAAGATCGCTCTTTGGCGTGTTGGGTGTGCTCATGATGAGGCGAGCAAGTGAGCGCTCTTTGTTGATGCGAATGAGATCCGCGTGCCACTGGTTGATCGGCTCATCGGAATCGAGAAGGCCTTTCTCTTCAACGGCTACGGTGCCACGGCCTGCGATCTGTACGTTCTTGCGGGCGGTCTGCCATCGAATACCTTTCTCATCAACGAAGTTTTTGAGCATGTAATCGGGTGCATTGAGGTGCTCATCTTTGATCTGTGGCTGTACGCTTGCCTCTTGCAAGAGACGTTGTGCGCGCTTGAGATCGTCAAGCTGCTTCTCGAATTGAGAAAGCTTTTCTGTGGAGGTCTTTTGATGCGTCTTGATACCCTCAAGGATCGCCTTTGCCTCGTTTACAAGTGTTTTATCACTCATGATGTTACTCCTTATTAGGATAAAAGCGCATTGAGAAAAGCGCGCTCTTGTGGGGTTAAAAATTTATCTTCTTTGTCTTTCTCATCCTCGTCATCCATGTGCCCGCCCTTCTCTTTGTCGGGATCTTCCTCATCATGCATGGCGCGCTCTTCCTCGATCTCTTCATCGGGATCCATTGCGGCCTCTTCCATATCTTCGGGCATGTCGTGGCGCGCATATGTGACAACAACCACATCGTCACGCATCTCCACATCAAGGATGTGCTTGAGGTTTGAGATTTTGAAATTACGATTTTGCATATCATATCCTTTGGCCGCAACGGCCTCACCATTTGCGGGTATTGTTACGATTGAGATTTCGAGAAGCTCCGCTTTGTCGAAGTATTGCCCGCTTTGACCGTGCGCGGGGTGTGACTTCTCAAGCATAGATCGAGGCGTTGCGTCGATGGGATTAAAGCCCACACTCACAGCATTGAGGAAGCCCGCCTTTGTCTTGCGTGCAACCTCTGCGGCCTGTGGATCGCCCATATCAAACTCAACATCAACCATAAGCTTACCATCAACCACATCGACCTCACCTTTGCCAATGGGCAAGGCGTTTGCGTTGTGGTTGAGGAGAATCACAGGATTCTTGCGGTATTTGCCAAGATCCCATCCGCCTTGATTGATCACATCACCATAGCGATCCGCATTTGCTGTGGAAGCGATAAAGCTCACAACGGGGCTATCTTTGGCCGCATCGCGCAAGATCTCGCATTGTATGTTTTTGATGTACATAGATCACCTCTAATGTGTATATACACGAAAAGCACACAATTTGCAACGTATAGCGATCGGGCAATAAAAAACGCCCCACACAAAGGCGGGGCGTTTTGTCCATGTATCATTAACAGTACAAAATCAACTAATGCCGAGATCCTCGAAGGTCAAGCCTTTTTGTGCAAGGATCTTGCGTACCTTCGCGCGGCCAAAGATTTTGATCATCTTGCGGATCTGTTGGGTGTCTACTTTGCGCATGTGCTTTGCTCCTTTGTTGGTTGTGGTGAGGTAGATTGCCATGAGGCATGAGAGGATCATCAGGATAAAGAGGGCGGGCTTGACGATGTGCACCGCTACGAATACAAGCGCGCTCATGGTTGCACCTCTTTCACTGTGACGATCTCAGAGTATTCCATCTCTTCGATGTCCTCATACTCAAACACAATCATATCATAGGTGAGCTGCGTCTTTTCAAAGACCTGCTTGAGGCCGCTTTTCCATGTGATGATAATCACTTCTTTTGTTTCTCTTTGTTGCATTGTTATTGCTCCTTGTTGGTTTGTGCCCGCTCAAAGGCGGGCAGCTGGTTGTTTATGCGTAAAATACAATGATGTCAATTAGGCCGTTTATGTACTGATCTTTATTGATCTCAAAAGCCATGTTTTCCATCTCAAGCATCTCAAGAGCCTCTTCAAGATCATTGCTGTGTACTCTTATGCCTGCCCTGTGGCTTGAAAGGCTCCATCCAATTCTGTGATTTATCATAGCGCTGTGACCATAGAGGCTAACGTGTATGCTTTCAAGGATTGGCGCGATGTAGTTTTGTTTTTCTTTGAGGGTCATTTTGTACTCCGTTGTTGTTTGTTACTCTTACATTATAAGATAATGACAAAATAAAGCAAGCACTTTTTTATTTTCTTTTGAAAAATAAATCCACACACACCTCATGCGCCTCTTTCTCAAGGTCTTTGCATGCGGCTTGTATGCTCTTTGTGTTGGCGATATTGGCGATCTCGTTGCAATCGCTTTGCGAGGTTTGCGCATCGATTCCACGTTGTTGCATGCGGCAAAATAGCTCACGGCACAATAGATCACCCTGTTCTTGTTTTACGATGTAATCGGGCGCACATATCTCTTTGACAAGATCGAGGTTTGTGAGTTGCTTTTGTACATCAACCTGCCCTTTTGCAACCTCATCACCACCGACCGCAACCACAACGGGATCGGGTTTTTTGTCACGCTTTGCAAAGAGCGTGCCACCAATGCCCACACCAAGACCAATCGCGGCCGCTATTATTATCTCAACAATCATCCTTTTATCTCCATTCATCATAAAACCACGTAACAAACACCATCAAACACACAAGACACATCAAAGAGATGTAGTATTGATCAGGGTACATCTTATTCGACAATCGGCAAGATTGTGCACCTGCAATTGATATCCTCCGAGGCAACCCCAAAATTTGAAGGGCTTGATCCTTGCGCACCTGTGGAAGGAACCACAAACATCTCATTCACGCCCACGATCTGACCATCAAGCTCTTGATGTGTCTCACGCACAAGATCATCACGTGACGATAACCATTCTTTGCGGATCTTTATCCCATCCGCCTGTGCGGTGTTATACGCTTGCTCACTTGCGAGGTTAACCGCTTTTGTTGCTTCTGTGCGTGCAATGGTTCGAGATCGCTTGATCCCAAAGGCGGTGTGTTGTGAGATACTACTTGCGATCTCATCGATGGAATCACCCTCTAACAACCCTTTCTCGATCACGTCTTTCATTTTGTTGGCGGTCGTTTGTGCGATGTTCATGGCTGTAAAATCGGAGGCTTCCACAGCCGCCTCACGTGATCCAAAAGTAAGATCAAGCGGCAAAGTCTTGCCCGCGCTCTCATACACATCAAGGAGCGCATCGTTGCCCGCCAAACTCCACACGCTCAACCATTGACGACCCAATCTTTTTTGGAGGATCCGCACCTCGTCGACCATACCCAAAAGCAATGCCCAATCGATCACGGCCTTGCGCTCTTGTGGCGTGTAGCCTCTTTGCGTTTGTATGTACTCTCTTGCTCTTTCCATGTATCTTTTGCGGGCTTCCCTGAGATAGCTATACATCGCCCGTTGTATCGCTTTCTCTGCTGGCTTTTGCGTCTTTTGGATCCATGCACGCCAACGCATGGATCGATCCTTCTTGCCCTCGATCTTGCGCTTTTCTTCCTCGATAAGATCCTTCATGTACGTTTGGCCTTTCTCACCCACAACAAACCACTTGATTTGCGCAACCGTGCCCGCCAAGCGAAAATCTTGCAAGTGACGTGCTGCCCATGCCTCACGCTTGCGGATCGCCATCTCCTCGGTATCTGTTTTGGGTGTCTTGTCTTGCCTGTTTACAATAGGCGCAAGCCTCCTGTATTGGTTGTTTCCTTCGATGTTTCCACCTTTGCGCCATATCGAAGGCCAATTCTCTTTGAGGTCTCTGGCATAGTCCGCATCAAAAACCTTGTATTGGCTATTTGCTAGCGACACCGCACGATCGTCACCTCTTGTGGGAAAGTTCGTGATCTCCTCGGCCTTCTCTTCGGGTTCTTCCCATGGGGCAATCGGTGCCACCTCTCCAAAACGATCATAAAGGGCTTTGATTTCATCATAAAGGCGTTCTTTATCCTTTTGCGTTGCTCCGCTCAGGTTGTAAAAACCCGCGCCAAATTTGGGCTCTCCTCGCACCGATGAACCTGCGGCAATCACGCCACGAAATACCACCTTAAGATCCCCGTTGATCATCTTTGCAATCGGTAGTTTATAGGCATCGGGATCATCTGTGCCGCCTCGATTCACAAAGAGAAAGGCTTGCGCATATCGCTCCATATCGGGATCATCACCAAGAATCTTGCGGGCTTCTCTTTTGGTAAACCCCCATGAAGTATCTTTGGGCGCAAGCTCAAGATCCTTGTAACCAAATATGAGGTGCTTTTGCTCCTTGTCATCTTCTGCATTGGAGAGCGGGTGATCTTCGGGTAAAAGATCCGTATCATATGGCCGCCTACGATACTTGCCCGTACGAAGCGCATACAACAAACCATTGACGCGCCCCATTGCCCACTGTTGACCACTGGATACTGAAGGCCGCACGCTCTCAGGATTTGATTCGTAAGCTGCCAAACCTCGCCAATACGACACCGCCAAATAATTGCTATTCGTTAGCTTCTTCTTTGGGTTGTCTCCGTAATCCTCGTTGTGATCTTTGGCCTTTTTTTTTAAGCCCTTTTGCGTTGCCTCAGGTAGCGCATCCATGGCCTCTTTTGCGTTGCTCTTGAGGCCATAGTTTGTTCCTTGCTTTTGGTCTTTGGAGATGGTGCGCAAAATCATCTCCATTGCTCGCACGTTTTGCCCTTCCTCATCGCCTACATCTTCGGCGGGTGATTCTCGCTCATCAAGAGGCACAATGGGTGCATCTTGCATGCCCTCATATGTGTACGCATCGCCCGCATCCATCCCGTTGAGAATGTGCTTTGTAATGCGGTCAAGCTGTGCATTGCGTATATCTTGCAAGGCCTCAACGCCTGAGTAATCGACCTCAACACGAAACTGGGAATCAAAGCGCTTTGCGATCTGCGTGAGCAGGAATGATAACCGCTTGCCTCTTTTGGTCTGTACTTCCCAATAGTTTTGGGCTTGTTGTCGCGAAACCGCAAAGTTGGCGCTATTGTCACCGAGCACCGAAGGAGGCACACCAAAGACCGCGCTTATGGCTTGCCTTGTGTAATCTCGCACCGCTTGAAACTCAAGATCGCGGGGTGACACCTGCAAAGGCTCAACGTTTACTTGCCCACTCAAGACCATTGCACCGCCTTCACTGCTCATGCCTCTATATGCATCAAGGATCGCGCGTCTTTGCTCATAGTCCCATATATCGGCCTCATCTGCGGGCGATATGAGGACATCAGGCCGCCCTTTCTTTGCTGAGTCCGCCGCAAGTTTTTGCGCGCTTATATCCGCACTAATCTCACGCTGTAAAGGCTGCACACCGCCAAGACCATACAAGGAATCGACACCCGCACCCCATGAGGCGCTTTGCGCATACACCACGCGATCAATCGGATACTCAACGGCCGTGCCGCTATCGGTAAACTCAAAACCCTTGATGCCCACAACCGGATCCGTGATGATTTTGGTTTGCTCAGGGTGCAAGCGAAATAGCGAGGTAGGCACATCGGTTGATCCTGCAAGGAGCACATAACACCCACCCGACAACATAAGATCCACAATGAGCTGCTCACGAAACGAGAATCCATCTTTATACGTTGAGGGTTGATCCATGAGATCCAAGAAAGGATGTTCTTCGATGATCTCGCTATTCTCACCTTTTCCGCGTATGAGCTTGATCGGCAAGGCGGCAAGGTCTTGCGATGCCCTTGAAACGGCCGCATATACGTACCCATGCGATGCAAAGGCACTCATGGACAACTTGACGGGGTACGGATTTGCGGCACCTTGAGAGCGTGCCCAATCCGCACCATGCGCAGGCCTTTCGGGTTTCTCCACAGGTTTTGCAAACGCCTTTGTGATGCGTTGCCAAAAGCTCAACGGCTTTGCGGGTAAGTCTTTACTCATGTGTCACCTCTCTCTTGCCCAATATAGCACGTTTTATTTTCTCATGTTGTCGCGGTGCTGTATGCGTGCCAACGCCTCACGAAATGCAATATCAGAAAGATCAAAGGCGCTCTTGATCTCCTCGTTTGGAAGCGCCTGATCACGCACAATGGCACCAATAAGATCATCACAGCCCTCTTGCCCGTGTTTGGCATCATACGCCATCACAAGATTCCTCAAGCGTGAGCGGTGCGCAATAATCTCAAGTTGTAGATCAACGAGTAGATCGATCCCTCTTGAGAGCTTGCGTATTGAAATGAGGATCCTACCCTCAAGGCTTTGCGTATCTATCTCTTTCTTGCGCATCACATATCTCCAAAGAGGCTCAGTTGTGCATTCTCTCGCTTGTATTCCTCTCTTGCCCATTGTAGTCGACCGTTGATAATCGGCAAGTATTCATCGGTGATCTCCATACCCACAAAATCAAAGCCCTCAAGGATGGCGGCCGCTCCTGTTGTGCCGCTTCCACAGAAAGGATCAAGAATCACCGATCCCTTTTGCCCGCCTATCAATCGACAACACCAACGCATGAGTTTGATCGGCTTGACTGTGGGGTGTATGTTGCGCACCTCGGTTGCGGTTCGACCTGCGCCCGCTCTTGGACTATTCAAGCCCTTAGAATCTTCGCCATGCACTTGCTTTGCAATGCCTTTTTGTGCTTCCAAATGCTCAAGCCCCTCCTCACGCTCAGATCGTGAGGCTTTGGCGCATTGATACAGGTTTGCAGGCCAACGGCCATTATTGTTCACATCGTATCTAATCACACCCATCGAATCGGATTTTGAAAAAACTTCTCCATATCCTGTCGATCCGCATCTTGGTCGGACTGGCTCGTCTTTTGGTCTATCTTGAGATCCTACCCAACACGGATCACCATACCCAAAACGACACCCATCTATATTGAGCGCACCCGTGCCATGTTTGAGTACGTTTTGCGCAATGGTCAAACCCTTCTCAAGAGGTTTACGAAGTAACAAAGCAGGCTCAACAGCTGGCTTAAGGGCGGTGCCAAACCCCTCCCATCTCTTTGCATCTTCTGTTGCGGGTTTTGTTATTGGTACATCTTTGTCAAGATCACCACCTTTGTATATCTCTTTGGCGGGGTTTGGGTGTTTTCCCACAACCTCACGCACCGCCCCCGCCTCACGATCGATCGCCTTGCTTATATCGTGCGACTTTGGGAATCCTGAGAAGTAACACCAATGAATCATATCACGTATCCGAAACCCGCCTTTTTGTGCAGCCATACCCAAAGCACACACCGTACGTGTTGAGCTAAAGGCGATCATGTGCCCGCCGTGCTTCAAGACCCGAAAGCACTCAGCAAAGAAGTTGTGGCAAGGTACAGCGGCATCCCACTTCTTGCCCATAAAGCCCTTTATTTTGTGTCCTTCTTCGAGATCTGCCCACGTGCGGGCGATGCCATCTGAGGACATGCCATAAGGTGGATCGGTTACAATTGCGTCAACACTGCAATCAGGCAGCTCTTTGAGGAGATCCATGCAATTGCCGTGCATGATCTTTGCGGTTGGCATATCGTGCCATATATCTTGATTCATTGTTTTTATCCTTGTTTTATTGTTTATTGTATCTAAAAATGCATCCTCGCTACATTGATAAAGGTTTGCAGGCCAACGGCCTTGGATATGAGGCTTAGGTCTTTCTATAAGTCTTTTATCTTTATCATTTATTGATTCGAAAGGACTTCTTTTTGATCTCATGGTCTTGCCGCCAATTGCGCTTTCATAGTCTGTATTGCCAACCCAACACGGATCACCATACCCAAAACGACACCCATCTATATTGAGCGCACCCGTACCATGTTTGAGCACGTTTTGCGCAATCGTCAAACCCTTCTCAAGCGGCTTACGAAGCAACAAAGCGGGTATTACAATATTTGAAAGATCATTCATATCATTGCCTGTGTTTGCGATAACGGTACAAAAAGGCGCACTCATATCTCAATGCATCCATTCCGTGATCATGGATCTTTTCTGGCTTGTCTTTGCCTTTGGTCTTGCTCCATTTGTACTTGCGAAATTCCTTAATGAGTTCTTTGCAGTTGTTGAACACCACAAGAGCGGGCTTACCCTCCGCATTGAGTTTGAGGCGGTCTTTGACAAGGCCAATCGTTTCCATCACGCCCATGTGTTTTGGTGCGGGCTTTGTGAGCAAACCCAGCTCACGCGATAGAAGCAAGCGCCCATCCCTGCTCTCAGGATCCGCAACAACCCATCTCAGATCGGGATCCTTTGCACCCAAAGCGAGCATCATGCGCCCGTTTTCAAGCGTGGTTTTTTCGGTCTTGAAATACTCGCGGTACACATACAGAACATCGTTATCCTCATCATGCGCAAGCCACAACGCCACAAAAGGATTGCGTACGCCAAAGTCAATGGCAACATCTCGCGGCCAATGATCGGGTATCTCAAAAGGCTTGGCCACATGGATCGACCGATCAAATTCAGGATATACAAGCCCGCTTTGGCTTGTGAACATACCGAAGAGGCGCGCGTTTTGGCTTGCCTCGCTCAAGTGTGCAACGGCTCTCCTCAACTTATTCGATGAGATGTACGGATTATCGAGACCCGATATCGCATATCGATCAAAGCCTTGAGGCGGGCTATCCACAAAGAAATCATACATAAAAGACAAGCCCTTCAAAGGCGTTGCGGTGATCAAAATCTTGCCTTTGGTATCCACAATGCGAAGCATGCATTCTTCAAAGACCTCTTGATCGGGCTCTTCATCACACCACACAAATTTCACCGATGCACCTTGAAAAGCCTCACGCCCTGCGCTATCGCTCAAAGATACGATCCGCCCTCCATTTGGAAGCCTCATGGCCGCGCGATCCTGTGCTCTCCATCTTGTATACCTTGTGCCCTGTGGTGCGTATTGCTCAAGTTTTGGCCGTCCGTACTCAAGGGCATCACCATAAGAAAGAGCCACGTACCACACGGTTTGAGGCTTGCGCTGTACCATATCTTCGGGCAAATCATTAAGGCGCAACCACTCACGAACCCACCATTGATCACGACCTGCGGCAATGGCAACGGCCAATTGTGCACCGAATTGCGTCTTGCCCGCACGGTTTCCACCTGTGCACAAATACGCCTCATCGCTATTCATGAATCGGATCGCGGCCTCTCTTTGTGATGTTCTTGCCTCCTCAACATCACACCGATCACAACGATATGAACCAAGACCCACCATGCGCATCTCATGCCCACAGCCGCGCACCCGCTCGCTCTTCGAGCCAAAGCCATCCCACCTGTGACAATGAGGTACCCAAAGGCGAGACAACGCCAAAGGATACCCGCGCATCACGTCGAGCAGCTGCCGCCTTGCCCGTTGCAAACTCATGCGCGCCACTTCTTGAGAATCGCGTTGATCTCCATAAACACCTCATCGATCTCAAGATCTGCTTTGGGTGCAATGTATCGCGCGATGCGATACACAAGATCCTCCGATGGCGGATACCCGATGAGCCATTTGTTGAGCGTCTTGATGTGCACAAAACAATCATTTGCCCACTCCTTGCGATCAATGTTGGAAGCGCCCGCCAAAGAGATGAGGCTTGAGAAATACAGGCGCAACGCCTTGCATTTCGGTTGTGGGTTTTTGGGCTTTCTTGGTTTGCGGTTTGGCTTTTGCGGCACACAAGTAACAAGAATATCCTTGCGCATAGACCTTCTCATTGCGCACCTCTTGCCCGATATGCCTCTTGTATAGTTGAGATTACAGGCGCACCATGTATGGTGATGTGCGCTGCCTCAATGGTTTGCGCTCCCTCTTTGGTGCCTACCGTGATCTTGATGGGCATGGCGCTTGTTGCGGTCATAGTCAGAAAGGTGCAATCGTCATCCGCATGAAGGTACGCCACAGGATCCGCAACGCCCACACCACGAAGCGCAACCTTGACCTTTTTGGCCAAATCCTCATCCGCTCCTTTGTATCGCTCCTCAAGGGCGCGAACGATCTTGAGGCTTTGTGCCCGCTTGATGAGTGCATCAAGATCATTGGAAGAAAGGCTCTCGATGTCGCCACCAAAAAGAGAAGGCTGCACGGATGGCGGTTCATGTGTTGCCCATGATGGTTTGATAGTCACGCCTTTTGGTTTGTGGTCACGATGCCAAACAACGCACCGCATCTTTTGTGGATAGGTTGAAAGATCGCCGCCAAAAACATGATACTTGCGATCCGCAAATCCGATCTTACCTTGAGAGGCGAGGTGATACGCCGCCGCCCAAAATGATGCGCTATGCGCTCCGTTTTTGTTGCAAATCTCACGAAGCGTGAAGATCTCTTTTGGTGACGCCTCGAGATACCCAAGAATCTTACGACACGAGGCAAGCGAATTGCGCCCGCGCTCTTCGAGGTCTGCTTTAATTTTTTCATTCATCATTGTTTTGCTCCTTGTTTTTTGAGTCTGATTATAGGTTTGTATTGATTCTCTTGTGTGCCTGCGATCCCAAAGATCGCATAAAGGTTGTGGATCGCTTGTATATAGTAGGTGTTTGGATCGTTGCGATTAATCTGTTGTGCCATGACATGCACAAGGCGCGCATAACAGTACACAGGATCACGGCCTTGCCGCATGAACACACAGCGATCAAAAAGGCTTTTGGGGTGTATCTCTCGCCCTGCAATGCGCATCTCATCGTACATGCTCAATCCTCATCGAGATCGATCTCAGGCGCTTCGATGATGGGCAAGATCTCTTTTTTATACTCGCTCACCAATGCACGCACATCCATGCTCTCAGCATCAATCGTGATTTGCACGGGTGGTGGTGCGTCTTTTGTCATGCCGTGACAACGCTCAAGGAGCCACGCGGCCGCCTGCCATTGATCACGGCTTGCCTCTTTGATGGTTTCCAACAAACCAAGTGCGCCCTCAGCTCGTGCGCGCTCAAGTTTACGCACAAAAGATTGGTACGGCTGTTTTCCCTCACGCCCTAAGTTGATCCACCTGTACAACGTCGACGGATCAAGGCCTGCGTAATGCGCCACCATTTCTCTTGTGTGTCCTTTGGATGTCGCCTCAATGATACGCGCAACAATG